AGGTGAAGTTGTAGAAGACCAAGTCCGGTGTGACGCTTGTCATGCTGTTCTGGTCTGAGGAGACACCGTGAAATTCTTAAAAGCCGCCGCGCTCGTTGCGCTCATCGCCTGTGCTGGAATTGCTGACGCCAAAGCGGGCTGTGGTCCTCAACATAGAGAGATGCTCAATACCGCCGTGCGGATCGACACGACTGGAAGCGGCACCGTCATCTACTCGCAAAATCATGGTACAGAAGAGAAGAAAAAATACGAAACGTACATACTTACCAACTACCACGTCATCTCGGAATCCATTCGCATCCGCGAGATCTGGAGCCCTCAGAAATCAAAGAAAGTGAAGCGTGAGACGCGGTCTCCGGTCACGGCGTTCTGGTTCGACTACATCAGATGCGCCAGGAGCGTTGGCACGAGGGGAAAGATTGCCGACATCGTAGCGCACGATGAGCAGAGAGATCTGGCGTTGCTTCAGCTACGTGACTACGAGCGTGGCGTCGAGCCCGTAGCATTTATTTTGCCCATGGACGAAGTACCAAAACTTGGCCAGAGGGTCTGGGCCGTTGGTGCCGGTCTAGGCTTCCCTCCCTTTATGACCTCGGGCGAGATGGCCTTTTCAGAACAGATCATCAACGGCTACCGGTATCAACTGGCGACATCACCAATAATTTTTGGCAACTCCGGTGGCGCACTGTTTGCTCGTTCCAGTGAGCGGAAACGCTATGAAATGATTGGAGTACCTTCCAGGGTTAGTGCTGCCGGATTTCAAGCCGTCACTCACATGGGATGGTCAATTCCGACTGAGACTGTATATACGTTTTTGAAGGAAAATTTCCACGGCTTCATCGTCGGTGACAAGTACCTAGCCCCAGAGGACAGGAAGCCCCCAAAATCCAAATCAAACGACGACGATGACTAGATGGCTGGCGCTCATTCCCGCTGGGGTAGTAGCCCTGGGTGCCGCTATTGCCTGGGGTCAGTTGTTACAGCAAAACGATGATCAGGATAGACGCATCCACAAAGTGGAAGACGCCGTCATCAGCATGGGAGAAATTTCGGCCCGCCAAGAGCGCATTGACGAGCGCACCTTGCATATTCAGAAAAACCTGCAAGAGCAGCGCCGTCTGTTGGATGGCCTAGTACAAGTCTGGGGAAAAGTCCCCCCCTAGCCCTCCTCTGCGGCTCTTCCATTATAAAGCGTCATGTACCACTGCGAAAAGATCACTCTCAATTGACCGCTGATTGTGCGGTCTTCCGCATTAGATATTTTTACAATCTCCTCATACACTTCGCGGGGCACAAGTATGCTTTTCCATTTTCTAGTGTCCATATGCTGGCACCTCCTGGAGGGCAATATATGCGATTTTGTGTTGAAAACCAAGACAATTCGGGGTAAATCAGATCTCTGAAGTGAACACCGGAAAAGCAGCGGAGTATCTCGCCGCTTCTGTAATTCAGTCCCAGGAGGCAGAACGCTGGGAGGTGGTGTACGCTGGCGTACACCGCATCGATCTCGTTGCCTTTTCCGGGCCGCACGTTGTCAGAGTTCAAGTGAAATCAACCGTCGCACCTCGCAGAGCCAATAAAAGAGCCCAAATCAAGTACGAGTTCCTGGTAGGAAGTGCCGTCGGGGGTGGCCGTAGAAAATTGACGTCAGACGAGTGCGACATAGTCGCCCTGGTCGCGTTGGACAAACGTTTGTGCCGGTTCATGCCGGTTGAAGTCTGTACGAGGATACACTGGAGATTTTCAGTGGATGAGTTTACTGTGGAAACCCAAGAACAAACTTTGAGGGAGGCTTTTGCTGAGTATGAAAGATGAATTGCTAGAATTCCTGATGTCGGATGCTGAAGCGGCTTGCGCCGGGGATAAGGACAAGATGGCCCTGTACCTAGCCGGTGTGGCCGTTGGGGTAATGGAAGAATCGTGGGCCGCGACCTCTCGCGGGTTTATCCGTAAAAACCCGGAATTTATTCCTCTGCCGAAGATCGTTCCGCAGCCTGTCTTGACCACAAATGAAATTATTGAAGGCTTGGATAACGGCGATTAAGGGGTGTAAGGATCCGTTTCCCACTCTTCGATTGGCGGACAATCGCACTCAAAGGCGTGTGCGTTGTGTATCGTGCAGAAATACTCCTCGCAGTCAGGACACGCTATCCAGGCAGCATCTGTCATACGGCGGTTGCCTCTCCCCAGGATGGTCCCATTTCGATATCGCATTTCGAAGGCACCTCTAGTGGAACCGCATCGACCATGACTTGCGCGATCTCCTGGGCTTCTTCCAAAGACGATACGGAACAGTCCAACTCGTCGTGGACCATGATCATTGGCGTGACGCCTTTCTGGTGAAGATCGATCATGGCCTGCTTACACATGTCGGCGGCTGACGCTTGAATTAAACGGTTCAGAGCCTTGTAGGTGAAGGCTCTCTTGAGTCTGGTCGTTGGTCCGTGGGCCGCGACTGCGTCATCCCAAGTCATGGCCTTGTGCATGTCGAAACTGTCTGGCTCCCATTTGTCGAAGCGGCACTTTCTGCCTTTCAGGGACCGGATGCTACCGGACGACTTTCGATCCTCCAGACGACGTGACACGCCCTGGGACAGCATTTTCACAAAAGGAACCCGCGCGTGGTACTGCTTCGTTAGATCCTTGGCCTCGTCAAGGGAGATGTCGAGTTGCTGGCTCAATTTGTTGACCCCCATGCCATACATCATAGCCAGATTTATGGTCTTGGCTTGCTTACGGGAAATGTCGGCCATCTCCGCGACCATGGTGTGGAAGTCCATGTCGGGATTGTTGCGGTAGCCTTCCACAAACTCCTCGACGCCGGGGAGTCCTCCCTCCTCATTTTTCCATTCTCCGTATGCGGCTGCGTAGTGAACCAGGATCCTTGGCTCCTGTTGCGAGAAGTCTACAGCCGCCCATTTCTCATCCTCCTCGGGTAGGAACAGGCGGCGGATCATTGGTCCAAGCTGCGCGTGACGGGCGGGGACTTGCTGCAAGTTCGGGTTCGACATGGAGATGCGTCCCGATACGGTCCCGCCATTGTCGGATCTTAACTGGTTTATGTGAGCGTGGATGCGGCCATCTCCAGCGACGTGGCGTAGGATTGTGTCGATGAACGTGGAGTGCGTTTTGTTTATCTCTCTCGCTTCTACAACCAGTTGAGCGATTTCGGAGGGATGCTCCGACAAAAACGTTTTGGTGAAGGATGGGTTGCCTTTTTCTGTCTTTGGGTAAGACACGCTCATGCCGTCGAACGCCTTGGCAATGGACGCCGCAGCCCAGATCTCTACGTCATGTCCGCTGATCTTCTTGATCTTTCTCAGCAGCGCCTTCTCTCTCTTCAGAAGCTCCTGCTTGGTTTGTTCCGCGCGGTCCAGGTCCACTCGGACTCCGTTCCACGTCATGTCTACAAGACAGGGCAAAAGGTCCGTTTCCAGTTTGTGAACCGACCACAGGTCCTCGGTATTCAATTTTGGAACAAAGTTCCTCCACAATTCCAACGTCAGTTCGGCGTCAGTCTCGCCATAGGGGCCCACGAAGTGGGCGGGCAACTTCCAAAGCTCGGCCTTTGGGTCCAAGCCAAATTCTCGTGCCGCTTCCGTCAGGGTCTTTTCGCTTTTGACTTTCCCTAGATGGTCGTAGGAGAGGGCGTTTAACGAGTAACTGAAACGGTGCTCGTCCAGAAGTGCAGCCGTGATCATTGTGTCGATGATGCGGCCATTAATTTTGTAGCCCATGCGGCGTATCCAGCCAGCGTCGTAGGACGCGTTGTGCATGATCTTGTCGGCGGGACATTCAAAGACGCGCTTGAGCCACTTGCCAACGACGCGCTCGTCAAGGTTCCCCCCTCCCAGGTGCCGAAGGGGCACGTAGGTCTTCCATCCGTCAACTGCGACGGCGACACCAACAACTTCGCCAACGTTCCTGGCCCAGCCTGGGCCGTGGGTCTTGAGATCCGGATCACGGGTCTCGACGTCTATGGCAATCTCTTTTGCGTCCGTGATGTCTGGAAACGTATCCGGGGGAAGCCACTCACTCACTGGCGGGAACATGGCCATCTGCAACTTATTCGTCATCCGCGATCTCACTACCAATTGCCGCGTAACCGGCAATGTCAATCCAACTGTCGTCGTCATTCTCGTTAACGAGACGTGCTATTTTAAGCCAAATCAATGCTTTAACAACCTGTGACGGGGTGACCTCTTGATCAAAAATGACAGAAAACCCAGCGGCAATGCGCTGATGGTTCGTGAGGGGTGGTCCGTACTTTTTGGCCCGTGGGCCGTGGACTAACTTGAAC